ATTCACTTCCAAAGTTGAGCAACTGATAAGATCAGGAATCAAGGATGTGCATATCTATATCAACTCTCCCGGTGGCGAATGCTTCGAAGCCAACGAGATCGTGAACGTGATCAAGAAGTTTCCCGGCAAAATTACGGGTGAAGGCGGTGCGCTGGTAGCCAGTGCGGCAACCTACATCGCTATCAATTGCACATCGTTCTCCATGCCTGCCAACGGACTTTTCATGATCCATCAGGTCAGCGGAGGGGCATGCGGGAGAGTCGCTGATATTGAATCGGCTTTGGAGGTCATGCGCAAACTGAATGAGCACTATCTGAATGCCTTCCTGTCAAAGTGCACGGACAAGAAGAAAATCCGGGACGCCTGGGAGAAGGGCGACTACTGGATGAGCGCGCAGGAAGCGAAGGAAAACGGCTTTGTGACGGAAGTTACAGGCAAGGCAAAAGTCGATAAGGCTACGGCACAAATGATTACCAACTGCGGCTACACAGGTGAAATTGAGATTACTGACTCTATTAATAACGAAAAATCAAAAAATGACATGGATTTAACAATGTTGACTACTCGCTTCGGAATGGACGCAAGTACCACGGAAGCACAATTCATCGCACAGGTAGACGTGTGGAAGCGTAAGGCAGACCGCGTCGACATGCTCGAAAGACAGGAGGAGGCACGCAAGGAACAGGAAATCGAAAACATCCTGAACAGTGCGATCAAGGAAAAAAGAATCACAGCCGACGTTCGTGACGACTGGAAGGCGAACCTGACCAGCAATTTCGATACCGCAAAGAAGTTGCTTGATGCCATCAAACCCGTGGAAATGCCGGAAGTTCACGCTCCCAGCCTGACGGATTCCACAAACAAAAAGTTTGAAGACTTTCAAAACGATCCGGAAGCCTTGAGAAACCTTATGGAGAAAAATCCGGCTGAATACGAACGTCTTTTGGATGACTACGTGAAACGTAACGGAAAATAAAATACTAACCATTTAAAAAAAAGAATATGGCACAACCAGTAGACGGTCTTTATTTGAACAAGTACGTCGATCCCCAACTGTTGATCGAACGTCGCAATTACAGGGCGGACTTCATGCAAGTTTTAGGCTCTGTTCCTGCCGGAGCTTTGGCTGCGGACGGTGTACGCAGAAACAAACTGATTAACAACGTCGGTTTTCGTGTAAACAACACGGAAGATTTCGAGCCGAAGCAAATGACCGGAAAGAATTATATCGTACCGTGGGAAATCTACGATACGGAACCCAGTTCCTGTACGGATGACGAAATCCGTTATCTCGCTTTTGACAAGCGCGCTGCTATCCGTGTGAAGCACAATGAAGCCTTTCAGGTCGGTATCCGCAACCATGTGCTGCACAAACTGGCTCCGGAGGATGATTCAAACGAAGAAATGCCTGTTATCCGGACAACGGGTGAGAAAGATATTAATGGTCGTTTGAGACTGTCTTATAAGGATCTGGTCGATTTTGCAACGCTCGCAAAGACGTGGAACCTTCCCGTTACCGATGCCCTGTACATGGTGCTTTCCCCCCTGCACATGGGTGACTTGTTGCTGGATAAGGATGCGTCAAAGTACTTCTATGACCGTACTTTCTACCTTGATCCGGCAACCGGAAAACCGAAAGGCTTCATGGGTATCAAGTTCTTTGAGAATAACGACTGCCCGTTCTATAATGCGGAAACAGCCAAGAAGGTGGCGGAAGGCACAAAACCGTCTGCCGAAACGGACTTTCAGGCAAGCACGTTCTTCTATGCTCCGAATACGTATTACCAC